CATTAGACTTTTACTACCTTCGTTACGGCCTTGAGAACGAAGAATGTCTTTGATTTGGTCTTTATATAGTAAGAACATAGCAACGTCAGCAACATTGGCATGACTTTTCCATAATTCATTCGCCATATCTTTAGTAGCAAATCTATACACTTCTTCTTTCTGTTTTTTTGTCACTTTACCTCCCATGAATCTGTCCATATCTTTTAAGTGACTTTGTAACCCACTTCTAGCGTCACTTATTCTTTTATTTCTTTGTTCTATTTCTTGACTTTGATTTATTTGTAAATTTTGTTTTTGTTGTTTAACAGCGTTTTTAATAGCTCTTTTTATTTCTCTACCTTTAATGGTGATTAATCCATTACGCTGCATTTTATCAATAGTATCGTCAATTTCATGCTGAGTTAATCCGTCAGCTTTTAATTCTTCCATAACCAACTCTTTGTTGGAATAATCTAAATAACTTTCTAAAGTTTTAATTTCAGGACTTGTTACAACATTATTTGTCTTATCCTCTTTGTTGTTCATAGCATTTAAAGTTGATTTTATTTCTCCTTTAGACGCTCCTTCAATTCCTAGTTCTTTAGCAACTTTATCCCAATCTAAATCATCTTCTGATGATTCTGTACTAGGCTCCCATTCATATTGCTCTTCTTCTTCTACAATTTCTTCTACTTCTTCTTTTTTGTTCCATTTCCATCCATCTTCATCTGTAACAGGCTCTGATTCTTCATCATCATTAACAGGTATGTCTGGTCCTAATTCTCCTTCAGGTTTGTCTGACGCAAATGCTAATGGGTTAAACGCTTCTTCATTTTTTGTTGTGTTTTCTGTAGATTCTGTTTCTACAACTTCCTCTACTAAACTTGATTTTTCTTCTGACATATTATTTTAATTTATTGGTCCCTATTCTGCAAAGATACAAATTATTTTGAAACCTTGTCTTTTGCTCTTATTTTATCCTCCATAGTTGTTTTAGACTCACCACTATAAGCATTTGTATCTTCTTCTTTGTTTTCTGTATCTTTATTTATTTCATGGTCTGCTAATTTTTTATTAAACTCAGCGTCTTGTGTCGCGTCATGTATATCTCTTTTATCTTCTGATTGTAAAGTAGCAACCGCCATTCTGGATTCAGCTTGAATTTCTGCAACTTTTATTTTAGTTTCATTATCCATTTGTTTAAGTTGAGCTTCTCCTTCAAATTTAGCTTGTTCAGCTTCTTGTTGAGCTTGTATTTGTTGCATAGCTTGTTGTTGTTGTTCCGCAGCTTGTTGTTTCATTTGGTCCATACCTTGTTCTAAAACTTTCTCTGCCTCTGTCATAGTATCTGCTTTTAATACTTTTAATATATTTAATAAATCTATACCTCCAGATTGTAAAGCTGATTGAGCTAATTGTTGTACCACTTGTTTCATTGCGTCGTCCTTACCACTATCTCCTACATATACTCCGAAATCTTGTAAAGATACATTTGGCATAACAGTTAAGAATTTATAAGCTCCGTCTCCTAATATCATAGCAGCTTTTTTACCTCCAGCCCAAGCTATCTTCATAGTGTTACATAAACTTTCTAGCACTCTTTGTTTTACTTCATTATGAGAATAGAACCAAGATTCAGTAATTGTAGAAGATTGTATTACACTTCTTTGAACATTTCCAACATATTCATATTGCTCAACAGCTCCTTCTCTTTGTCTTGAAACTCCAGATATTTGTCCAGCCATATCTTCTAACATTATCTTTAGATTAATTAATTGCTGTACAGATTGAGATAAAGTAAAATCAACTTGTTGGAATTGATTAAATGATTGTATCTGACCTCCTTCATCTTTTGAATTAATAGGTATAATACCATCTGTCTTTAAATGATATAACACTGTTTGCATATCCATACCTACATTTGTTGGTATTTGAGATGTATCATAAACTACAGCTTTACCACCAGAACGAGCCATAGCTAATTCTATTTGGTAAATTACAATATTATATAACATTTGTACATTATGTAACAAATCTACTATAGAAGTACAGTTTCCTGTAGTATTACCTTTTACACATCCAATATAAGATAAAGGTGTTTTTCCTGGGTCATCTACACTTCTAACTTGATTATCTCTTCTTTTTGCTTTAACAAGAATTTTTCCTCCAATTTTAGTAGCTTCCCATATATCGTCCACCCATTTTATTTCTATGTCCTCTCCTTTTCTTTTCTTGTATGTATCTTTTACCATTTTTCTAAATGGTCTATCTGGGTCATATTTATTAGGAGATAATTTAAATTTAATAGCTCTTAGTGATTTCCATTCTACCGCTACAACACGAATACGATTTTCTCTACCATGTCTTGAATCCATCCATTGAAAACTACTATTATATTCCGCTGCATCAGAACCATAAGCAAATCTCATGGTGTCTAATTCTAATAAATCTTCTTTAGTTAACCACTCTTTAAATTCATCATTAATTTCATTAACAGATAACCATCTTTCTTCTCCCACCCAAGAAGCCTCGTCTAAATAATCAGAATCTACAGATGTATCATATATAACAGAACGAGGGTCTACTCTACGAGCATGAGGGTCTCCATTCTGTATATCAACCTTAAAAAATTCTTTACCTGTTACTAATAAGTCTCTAAATCCTTCTTTAAATTTATCTTTTAAATTATATCTATTTAACACATACTCTAATCCATCTTGAGCATTTTCCTCTACCATTTCTCTATAATTATATTTCATGTATCTATCTATATCGTCTGGTACAGGCATTCCGTGTCCTTCATCTGTAATAGGAGTTCCGTAATTTTTTTCAAAGTCTTCATGTATATTTTGTAATAAAGATTTCATTTCTATAGCTACCTTATGGTCTAGTTTTCTTATTACAGCTTCTTTATTAATAGTAGATACTTTCATATCTATAGGTCTTTTTAATTCTTCCCCTACAAGCAAATCAATTTTAGGTGTAATTATTGGATAATTTACTAGTCTAGCTGGATATGATAATCCATATTGTTCTGTAATATATGTATAATCACTTTGATTTATTTCGCCATTATAAATAGAATAATTACCAATATCTCTATTTCTTGAATCGGAGTATGTACTATTGTCTAAAGACATAAATCCAACAATAGAATTTAGTACCTTTTCGCACCATTCTTTGTTTTTTTCTTTTTCTGAAACCATCATTGATGGGAAGGAAGTTGTTTTTTTGCTCATTTTATTGTATTTTTATTGGAGTACCATTATACCCTCTTGTGTAATATTTTAAACCTATATCTATAATTTCTTCTTTTTCTTGAACTCTCATTCTATAATTGTCTATGTTATGAATTAAACATATACCAAAAGCCATAGCTCGGTCAGTATTTTTTAATCCGTAATTAGCTAATTCATCTATTAAATCTAAAAACCATATATCTTTTACATTCTCTCTTATATAGTCATCTATCAAATCTTCTAACAAGGCCTTCACTTGTTTGTTCATATGAACTCCATATTGATTCCTTGTTCTAGAGCCTGGGTTATGAGCAGACTCTGGTTTTTCTTTTAAATATTTTAACGCATTCATACGTTTAAAATAATCTAATATACCTATCTTAGTATATTCCACTAACATTTTAGCATTGTAATATACAGCTAACTTTAAACATCCGTCCCAAAAATCTTCTTTTTTCTTAGGTCTATCAGTATATTCAGCTACAACATAATCGCTTGGTATATTTGTATTTGCAAATCTACGATAAATTATCGCACTACCCAAGGAATCTGACGCTCCTGCTTCGTCTTGGTCGTAAGAATCCACTCCTCCGATGTCAATTCCGTTAAATTCTGGCATTGGATGTGATAAAATATTAAATGGTCCAGCTGGATGAGGTCTCCATGAAACCTTTAATTCATCATCATCATTTAACATCCAATCTAAATATCCAGACTGTATTTGACTCTTATAATCTTTACTAGATAATATTCTACTTCTCTGAGCGTTTAATAGAGAAATATCAAATCTACTTTGTCTTGTATTAAGGAAAGCTTCTTCTATTGTTAATGGATAGTTTTGTATATGTAGATTATAAGCTTCATTGTCTCCAGACTTTCTGATAACTTCTCTTTCTTCAGATAAATTATCTTCAGCTCCTTGAACATCTTCCACTCCTGTTTGTATATCAAAGAATCCATAATAAGCTTTAGATGCAGGTATAAACATAGGTATAAGATTATACGCGTCATAACTATAATACATATCCATAAAATCTTTTGATGAAGCGCTAATATCACCACCTGTACCTCCAATAATAGGAACTCCAAATTGTATATTACCATCCATAAAACATGCTTTGGAAGACATGTATGCGTTTTTCAAATGTTTAAATTCTCCAGCTTCTTCAAATACCATTAATGAAGTTCTTTCACCTTTAAACACCTCTGGATTATCCATTGTTCTACATATAATCGTAGATTGATATCCTCCTATCTCCCATTTACCATCTCTATTCTTTTGTTTATATCCAGACCTCATAATAGTTTGAGTGTCCTTTAATACAGAATGTTTAAAATTTGGATGTATACCATTAAGTCCTTTTTTAGTTTTATCAAAGAACGC